TTAAGCTAGTGGATAGTATAATTCTTTAGTACTTATCGCTTCATTTTCATGAACCATTCGTATACCAATTTGTAATACTGGTTTTCCATCAACAATATTAATAAACTCTCTATCAATACTATAAGTTACATCATCAACGCTTTCCATTTCATTATTTACAAAATCAGCTACTTTTTCTTTATCAATTTTTATATCATTATACTTATCATAAACTCCTAATTGAGTTGCAGAATAAGAAACAAGTTCCCCATTACTATTAACAGAAACAAGTATCGCATCGTTAGTGTTATATCCATCAATAGTTTTTCCGTATAAGTATGTATATTCATCTGTTTCTTTAACATAAGATGATTCGATTAATTTATAATCTTCTAAATTCACATCTCCATTAATCAATATATCTTTTAGTAATTTTACTGTTTTTTCATTATTTATTTTTGTAAGATTATTAATTTGACTATTTGTGTAAGATGCTGTTACATTTTGATTAGGATTATTATTCATATTAATATAAGCAACTAATTCGTTTCCATCATATATGTATTCGTTGTTGTTTTGGTCAATGAATACTCCTAATTCTTTATCTGCAGTAGTTTTCATTGTATCAATTTTCATCACATTCTTTATTGTATTATCATAAGATACCATTTGTTTTGATTTACTTAAATCAAAATTATTAGTCGATAACGAATTTAGAATACTACCCATTTGAGCAAATGTCCATGTAAATGAACCTGATGTTGTTCTTTGATTTTTCATTGCAGCGGCTTGATATGATCCAGAATCTGCTGCTAATTTAGTATCCGCATAAGTTAAAGCAGTCGATGCGGATGCACTAGTTGTTCTCGCTTTATCAAAGAAATACCTATTCCAAACATTAACATCATATACATATGTACTTATTTTCCAAGCAACAGCAGATTTTGCAAGTTTAGTGGTAGTTACAGCTGTTATGCTACCGTATGTTGAATCTGTTACACCTGTTTCACAACCATAATAAATTGCAATGTATAAAGGTTTAGATAAATCTGTTGCCATTGAATTTATTGATTTCCATCCTCCTCCATTATAAGATGCAGAAATACCATTAGACATTTGATTTAAATATTGTCTCCCTGGAGCTCCATGATGATGGGCTACGAAAGCTTTTGAATTTTTAAGTTGTGACTCGGCAGAACCATTTCCCCCATTATTATAACCGTTAACCGTGAATCTGTTTGACATGTAGTTATTAATATATGTGTAGGTTGGCAATCTATTTGCATCTGAATTATTATAATGGACTGTTATTGTTGCTGCATTTACTGATGTTGATAATAGCATTCCTGCTAATGCCAACCCTAAAAAATTAAATATTTTTGGTTTTTTCATATTTTCTCTCCTTCAATTTTTTTCTTTTTATTTTTTTTATAAATTTTATTCGGAATAGTTACCTCACTTTCCTTATATACTCAATAAGACCAAACCACACTAGTAATAGTTTTTCTTATTCAATTCCACATTAACATATAAATCATTAATTATACTTTAATAATGTCTATAAACACATTTTTCTAGTTTATTATTTAGAGAAACACAAATTATAAGTTTTTTTTTAACTTTCATTGATAATTCAATAACATTTATACTATTTTTGTTTTTTTTGACTGAATTTGTGATATACTTAAAAAAGCGTTATAAAAAATTAGCACATTTATAGTTAGCAATCAAGGTATTAGTAATTTTTGTCCTTTGAATATCAAACTTGAGTCTTTAATGTTATTTGCCTTAGCTATCTTCTTATATTGACTTCCATCTCCATAATATTTTTTTGCTATGCCCCATAGTGTATCACCGGATTTTACTGTGTAGTATCTTTCTGTAGTTTGTCCATTAGGGATTCTAATTTTTTGACCTACTATTATTAAATTTGGATTACTTATTCCATTGTATTCTGCTAGTTTTTGATAAGTTGTATTATATTTTTTTGCTATACCACTCAAGGTATCTCCTTTTTTAACAACATAAACTGTTTCACTAGAATTAGTATTTGATGCTGGTTTCTTATCATATTCTGGGAAGTCTATCGTTCCCAATAAATATGGTTTAGGATCAACCCAACTACCATTTACTTTAACACCATAATGTAAGTGAGGTCCTGTTGAATATCCAGTTGAACCTTTTTCTCCTAATTCTTGTCCTTTCTCAACTATATCTCCTACTTTAACTTTTACTGAACCATATTTCATATGGCAGTAAGTTGTATAAACATTATTTCCATGGGATAGTGTCACATAGTTCCCAGATGATTGACTTTCTGTATAACCTGTGACTGAATTCCTAACTGCTGTTACTTTTCCTTTAGCTACTGCAACTATTTTTGAACCACTAGTCATGTCGATTCCATTATGAAATCCTGTTACCCATTTCTTTGAAACATTATTATAAAATCTTCTATTTCCATAATCTGATGTTATGGTAGAATAATTTAAATCCTTGAATGGACTCTTTTTTATATTTTCTAATTTATATGACATAATTATTCCTCCTCAAATCCTTCACAATCTTCTTCTATTGATATAAATTCATCTTGAGCTACTTCTTCATAAATCATTTCATTTTCCATTTTTAGTACCTTCACTTTCTTTTTTTATTTGTTCTAAAACTTCTATTATCTTCTTGGGTAACGGTAGACCAATTGTTCCCCAATTCTCTACTATTGATATTCCTTCATTAGCTACAAAAAAATAAACTACAAGGTTTCTTATTGATCCTGTATCGCCAATAATTTTGTCTAATAAAAAAGCTAGAGCAACTATAACTAAATACCCTACCTTTTTTATGATTCCCTTTGCACCTATAATACTATTTAATCTTTTGTTTATTATTGCTTTGCATAATCCTGTTATGTAATCTAATAACATTAATATTAGCAATGTTTTCATCGCAGTATCTAAACCTCCTAAATAATAAATTATTGTTGTTAAAATTGTACTTGTAATGTAATTAATCGTTACTTTCATATTGATTCTCCTATCTTATTCTTATAGCACACATGGTACTTGTTACTGTTATTGATTTTCCACGAGGCCATAAATTTAAATTTATTGTTTTCTTTGTACTACTGGTATTTATTAGTATTCCTACTATTTGGTCGTTAACATAACCATTGTCATCGTATTTTGACGATGCACCTGAAAATGTAGTTCCTATTAGTGTAGTCCATGATGATAATTCGAATCCTTCATATCTCCATTCTCCTATTACTATCCATACACCTTTTCCTATTGATATTGAATTTATATAATTGTTTTGACCGTTAGTCGCATTATAACTTTTTGTACCTGTAGATACCAATTGTGAATTTAGTATGTCACATAATAATTCTTTATTATGAATTACGCCAGAACTATCTAAATATACATTTTCTTTCATCCTAATTGACTTTTTCATTATCCACCTACAAGTATGAGAATGTATAAGTAGTTCCTGTTGGTTCTGCTTTTTGTATCCAACCAGTATTTTCAAATACATCCCATGGTTCGCTTCCTGTGTTATAAATTGATAATAATTGCACGTGTAGTGGTCTGTAATATGCTTTTATATAAAACCAGATATCTATTGTATTATCTGAATTTTTTATTGCTTTCAAATAATTAGTATTTATATTTCCACAAATAACTTTTGCTATTACTGATGAGTTATGATACCAACAAAAATTTATTATCCCAAATCCATTTTCAGATCCTATCGATGAAGTTAATAACAGTGTAATCGCTCGTTGTTGATATCCGCCACTTGCTGGAATATGTGCTATCCTACACCATCCATCTTCTCCAGTGCTTGAATTGTACATTTGATGAGTTTTAAATAATTCTAATTTGTAACTTAATGTTTGTTTTTTATGAATTATTCCCGATGAATCAAAAAATGCATTATCTTTAAGTCTTATTGATTTCTTCATTATGACACCCTTTTCCAGACATAAACTGCAAGATACGGAGGCATATTACTTGAATTACCTGTATTCCCGTGATTATGTGCTTGACTTCCTCCAGTGTATTGATTTGTAGCAGTTGTTCCTCTTATATAATTACTACCACCATAAGGACCACCTGGAGCAGTAGCGAGAGAAGTTGTACCACCACCTAAATTCCACAATTGGTCGAAATTAGCAACATGGCTGTGTTCGTTTTGTATATGTGTATGTGATGGTATCTGATTTACATTTAATGTGTGATCCCTAGTTGAATGATAGTGCGATGCACTCCCTCCTGTTGAACCATTTGCATAAGTGTTTCCGCAACATAATAAAAACCTATCTTTTATTTGTTCCCAAGTTCCTCCAAAGTAAGTTGATGGATTAGTTGAATTAACTGAAATATAAATACTACCTACTGGATAATAAGGACATGGATACACTGGTTCGCCTTTACTATGCATTAATATTCCCTTACTCATTACGCCACTCTTTTCCAAACATAAACTGATAAATAAGGAGGCATATTATTGTGAGCTTGACTTCCACATGCATAGTCAGTGTTTCCTGTATGTATATGATTCCCATTTCCAACTGCTATTGCTGGATATCCGTTACCTGTTGATTGTCCATTAGTATTATCTCCAGATATACAATAACCTGTTCTAGATGTTCCCCAAGATAATTTATAAGTGATGTACCATCCAGGATCTCCGTTTAATGCGACTGCATGTTCATGTTGTCCTGATGCTGCTGTTGTAAATGAATGCGAGTGACTTGGTATCTCATTTGTATTTAAGGTATGATTTACCTCTCCACCTGTACTTCCTAATTTATAGGAATTATCATCACTAGCTAATAAAAATCTTCCTTTTATTCTCTCCCAATAACCACCGAAGATATTACCTGGATTTGTGTTATTAACACTCATGTAAATTGAACCTATTGGATAGTAAGGACATGGGAAACATGCATTTCCATTATTATCTTTAAACCTTATAGCTCTATTCATCATGACACCCTTTTCCAAATATAAACTACTAAATATGGTGGCATGTTGTTATGTGCTGCGCTTCCACCAGTTGCCGTTGTTAATACTCCTGCATTCTGGTCGAATAAAACTCCAGCACTATTCCCACCATAACCTAGATTAGTTCCTGGATTATATGAAACATTACTTAAAATACCTGTTCGATGTGAGTGACTAGGTATTTCGTTTGTTGTTAGTACATGGGTAGCACTTCCTCCAGTATTACCTGCTTTGTAGGTGTTTCCAGCTGCTAGTAAAAATCTATCCTTTATTTGAGTCCATGTTCCTCCAAATATGGTTGAAGGATTCTTGCTATCAACACTCATATAAATTGCACCTACTGGGAAAGGATTAGGATATAATTTGTTATTGTCGCTATCATACAATTGAATTCCTTTATTTGCCATTATTCCCACTCCGCTACAACTTCATAATCTATAACAGCATTACCACTTTTCAAATAAATATTTCCTCTTACTGCCAAGGAGTATTCTTCGTTATCATTCATACACCCAATTCCAACATTCTTTCTAGTTGCATTTATAAATTCAATAGGTATTCCTTGAGATAAAAAAAAGGACACATTAAATGTTTCTAGATTGTCCACTACTTGTAATTCAAAATTATATGATTTTTCATTATCTAACTCTAATACTTGTTGAGTACATGTATAAATATTATTACTTATTGTGAATGGTAGTGTTTTCCAACTACCCCAAGTTGATGAAGTTGATTCCTTGTATCTATATTTAACACTTTGTATTGTATTCTTATTTACTGTTCCACAAGTTATTAAATGGAATGAACCTGTCACATCTACTTTTGTGGTATTTTCGAATCCATTTAATCTTTGTATTGCTGGGATCAAACTTGGTGTTCCATAATCAATAATGTAAATTGTTTTTGTTACTGTGGTTATAAAACCTCTACTATCTATAGCCGAAACACTTAAATTCAAAGCACCGGCTATATTTATTTTTCCTATGTCTATGTATGTATCACTACTTGAATATGCTAGAGTTCCTGTTAGCCCTGCAACCTCTATTCTATAGGATGATGCACTTGCATAATTTTTGGCACTCATTTTATTAGCCGATGGTATACTTACTCTTAATGTTGATTTATTCTTTACCAAATACGCATTGCTTCCTGTTAGTGCAACTATGGTTGAGTTACTATCAAAAAATGTAAAATTACTGAATGTTGGGTTGCTATTAATGATTGTGTATGTTCCATCAAGCCAATCCCAATATTGTTCATTCCCATTATCATCTAGAGTACATACTACTGCTCTTATTGAGAAAGTTTTACTTGTAGTGAAATATTGCATCAATGAATTGATGTTAGCTACACTAAAAGTGCAATCTGTTCCATTTAGTGATAAGCGACTAGCATTCCCACATTCAATACGAATTCTGCATGAAGCTCCACTTGCACTTGATCCTGTTACTCTTAATGATGAGCCATTACTTACATTAGGATAGCCACTTGTAATTCTATTGTAATTGTAGGTTGATTGATAATAAGCACCGCTATCAGTTGTTAACTGACTATCTTTTCTTCTTACTCTTATTTTGAAATTATAACCAGTATTTGCTGCTAATCCAGTAATATTAAATGAACCGCTTGTTCCATCTGACACATCATATCCAGTCCAAGTTGAACCATTATTTGTTGAATACCATAAATAATCTATGGTATCTGCTGTTTGCCAATTAACTTTAACGGAAGTAATTCCAGCATATCCTGACCTTTTAGATACCGTGAAACTACTTATTGATGTATATCTAGGTATGTATGATAAATTTGCACTTCCGGATATTGTATTTGCTGCTGGCAAGTAACTATAACTTGAAGTGTGAGGATCAAATACTCCTGAAAAGGAAATTGATTTATTTCCATCAGAATTATGTGTTATGTCGCCAGTCCAACTTGAAAGTAATTTATAACTTGTACTTGTTATCTCTGATACTGTTCCACTACCTTTTTCGCTACCATCAATATTTACTGTTGATTTTGGTGAGTAAAATTGTTTGAATGTCCATGATGAGCTATACCCTGCACCGTAGTGGTTTATTGTTACATTGGATGTGTTATTTGCAATGCTTGTACTATTTTCTATAACTTCTAATTTAAATTTGTAAGCATTTGATTTTCCACCACAACTTTTTGCAATACTTTCTTCACTGAATAATACACCCATTAACTATCCCCTCCGTCTGGAACAAATGCCCATCCTGCATTATTGCCACTTGATATTGAAACAATTTTTATTGGCATCATTGCTATCTGGCTTCTTGATTTTAATTTTTCAACTTCAGTTGTATCTCCATTTAATGAAAAAACTCTAGCTATTCCACTACTCATTCGAGCATATCCACTAAATTCTAGTGGTGACATTACCGTATAACTTCCTTCATAAACATTCGATTTAACTACTACACCATTTGTAGTAATGTTTACCTGTGTATTTAACATTTCTCCATATGCTTGTTGATATGGAGTCTTTATTGTTCCCACGTTACACATGTTATCTGTGAATGTACTATTACTATTTTCAGAACCATACATTTCTACATAATAAAAGGACTGTTGAGGTAACAATCCTTTGATTTGATATTCTTCATAATTACTTTCAGTGTTCTCTGGTATTTCAATGATATAACTTTCTACATCATTATAAACCTTAAAATAACAACTACCTATTAATCCTTTTTTTATAATGGTTGAAAATGTATAATGAGTTTTTTGTGCTTGAGGTATTGATTCATCATCTGGTTTTACTGTTATCTTCTGAATTACTTTCCCTTCATTTAATAAAAATGCACCACCACTTTGTGATCCATTTAATACTAATTCTGCATTACTTATGTGTGCTACGTTTCCTTCGTAATCCCAATTCTCAAATCCTGCAAATCCTACACTATTTAAAATTAAATTCGAACCACCAGAATTTTGTACATCAAATTTAAATCCTTCTATGTCTAATGCTAGTGAGTTTAATGTATCTGCTAGTCCTACTATTCTTTCAATAGCCATTTGCCCTGTTGTTATAAAATCTGCTACTATTTGTCCATCTGATGTTATCGCTAGTCCATAAGGACCACCAATTCCTGTTGATGAATAACCTAGTCCGTTTAGATTCCATCTCCACACTTTTTGAGCTTCATTTGGATTCTCATTATCCATTATAAACAATTCATTTCTAGTTTTATATACATAACCACCCATAGCATTTACTATTTGACTTGTAGCATTCTGTTTAGCTGTATTTAACACATTTGTATCGATTTGTCCTAGTTTTTTTATTAATTGGTTAGCACTATTTATAAAGTTACTATTCTTCTTATCTGAATTAGACAATTCAAACTCAATGTATTTTTTTGATAAAACATCATAGGTAGTTGATACTACTTTTAATTTTTCATTTAGATTTAAATGTGGCACTATTGTTGTAACGTAATCTCCCAAATAAATTTTTTCCATTGAATGATACTTTTCTTTATATTCTTCTGTTTTTGATAATTCTAGAAAATCAACTTGTATGTTTATCAAGGGTTTATCTATTCCTAGTTTGTATTGTTCGTAGACCGCATTTCTTAATTGTTCTAGAGCCATTTCTCTAGTTATTCCATTTTCTTCATCTATTTGGATATCAGAAAATTCTAGTTTTTGAATTTTAGGGTTTATGTAATTATTTATGAGAGGGCTATCTATACATAATTCCGGCAACTCTAATCCATCAAATCCTACAGGGTATATTCTTGTTACTATTCCTGTTATATCAATATCCCAAGTTATATCCTTTGTGTTTTTTCCGTATCTTAATGTGACTCCTCTATCTATTCCTTTACTCGTATTAATTTGAAACTTTTTATTGTTTCTTTTTAATTCTCCTCCCCAAGTATTTATAAACGAGTTATCACTTCCTATTAATGCTTCTACAAAATTCTTTTTTACATACCTAGCTGATGCAACTTTTGTTATATCCGAAGAACAAGTGAAGTCATGTGCGTACACTGTTCTTTCATTCATCCACTTAACTGCTGCATCTCCATCTTTTTGAGTTGGTGCAACATTTACAAGGAAGTTATCATTTAAATCATAAAAAATATGAGTTGCATATACTTTAATCCTTTTTAATTGTTTACTGATTAATTTAATCCTAAACAACTGATCTTCTCCACTATCATTTCCAACTGGAGCTTTTATTATATTTTCTTCTAGGATGTGTTCTGACAAAAATCCATTTACAGCATATTCCATTTCAAGATCATATTTACCATTTAGAACTTCTACACAGGTACACGATATTACATCCCTTAATACTCCTAATCCATTATTTAAAAAATTAGTTTCTTCTTTATCGTATAATCTTATCATATCCATAATCCTTTATATTCAATAACTAAATTTGTGAATGTCGAATCTTCTTCGCATATAATACTTATTGTATTTTCTCCTGGTTTTAACTTTGCAAAATCTCCTAGCATTAAATTGTTCATGTTGTTTCCAGATTCATCTGTGACATTCATTAAATTACCATCAATTATTATTGTTCTATCTAGATTATTTAAATTAATAATTGTATCATTTATATGGACTTCTATATTACCTGTAGCGTTTAGTATCATTTTGTATGGTGTATCATAATAAGTTAAAACATTTATTTTTTCTTCTACTATAGTTGACTTTTCAATAATTACAGGTTCTATTTTTTTAGAAAAAGGTTGAACCTCAAACACTATTAAAAATCTTTTGTATCTTTTTAGTAATCTTTCTATTGGAATTGAATTTATAATTCTTGCTTCATAATAATAATCTGGAAAGTCAGAGAATATTAATTCTCCGCTTCCATCTAACCATATAGGCATTTCCATGATTTTTTTTAGATCAGAAGTATCCATTAATGTACACTCTATCTCTAATGCTTTTTGATTATAAGCATTATCACTTTCAAATAAAAATCCATCGCGTCCCGGAATATTAATTATTTCTCCTCTTTGTTCTGGTTTAATTCTTGGAGGTAATTTTGATATTGATATTCCCATGTCTTTGGAGTTTTTATTTTTAAATATAAAGTATGGTTTCATTATGCATTACCTCCATTTCCTAATAATTCTTTTTTAGCTATGTATTCTATTTCTGACATTAATTCTTCAACATCCTGTTCTCTGTTATTCTCGAATTTTTCAATTGTTAAATAAACATTTACATTTTTATTTGAAGTATTTTGTGTCACGCTACTTACATTCGACACGCTATTTTTTGCTTTAGGATTTAATCCGTACAATTCATAATCTAGTCCATCTGGAACAAAATTAATTGTATTCATTAAATTTCCCATTGAATCTTCAACTTTATCAAGGTTATCATCAAGTCCTATCGCTAGTCCTTCATCTAGATTCTTACCTAATCCCATGAATACTTTTGATGGTGATTCGATTCCGAAGAATTTCTTAAATGCATTAAGCGCGCCTTTAGCTATACTTGTTAGAGTATTTACTACTAAGTCTTTCGCTGCTTTTAATCCATTTACTAATCCATCAATTATTGATTTTCCAATACTTCCCCAATCTATCTTTTTAAACGCATCAAATATTGCTGATATTATTAATGGTATTGAATCAATTATTTTTGGTATTGCTTTCACTAATCCTTGAGCTAGAGCTACTATAATTTTTATTCCTACATCAATTAATAAAGGCAAGTTATCAACTAGAAAATCAATTAATGATAAAATTACATTTAAAATTCCATCTATAATCTTATCTATGTTGTCTACTATTCCTTGAGTCAATGCTAACAATAATTTTAAACCAGTTTGTAATATCAAAGGCAAGTTTTTAATGACTGTATCGATCAGCATAAAAATTACATCAATTATTTTTGATAGCAACACATCCACATTATCTATTATTCCTTCCGCTAGTGTAACTATTATTGAGATTGCACCTTCTATTAATACAGGCACATTTGTAATAATTACATCAAGTAGAGTCATTAATAAATCTAATCCTAAAGGAATTAACCTTGGTATTTCTGCTGTAATCATTTCTACAAAATTTGTAACTATGATTGGCACTTTCTCCATTGCAACGTATAAAAATTGGTCTAGCTGTTCTCCGAACTGTGATTGAGCTAATCCTAACCCAGCAAGTAATAATCCTACTATTGCAAATGGTCCTACTAATTTCATTGCTATTGAAGCAATTTTTTGTAGTTTAGTTGCACCCGCTGTCGCTATCGTTCCTAATCGCCCAAACGCTGCCTGTGTCTTTGTAATTATAGGATTAAGGGCTGTTCCTATTGAATTTGTCAAAGGTGCGAAAAAAGCGGTTATTTTGTTGGTTATAGGGGATATTCTATTTAGTATTGTATCTCCTATCGAACCAAGCAAAGGTATTTTTGAAACGAATTTAGTTATTGCATTTGTACAACTTGTACTCATGTGTGATGCAAAGGTTTTAAGCGAGTTAGTTGCTATACCTATTTTTGATGTCATTGTATTAACTGCTGTATAGGTAGTAGATATTCCTTTTGATAGTTTTCCTATCGCAATTAATCCTGGACCTATTGCTGCAGCAAATCCTGCCATCTTTAATACAAGCATTTGTGTTTCTTGATCCATTGATACAAATTGTGCAATTAACTGATTAGCGATTTGTATCACTTTTGTAGCGGTTGGTAATAAATTATTTCCAAGCACTGTCGTTAATTCTTTTAATCCTTCTGTTAAAATTCTTGTTTGGTTAGCAAATCCTTGATTTGTTCTTTGGAAGTCTCCACTTGCATTCTTCGTAACTTCTTGTACATAAGCAAGACGCAACATTACTTTTTCTTGTTGTGTCATAGCTGATATACTTTCTGTGATTCCTTGTTTTCTAGCAAATTCCTCTAGGTTAGTTTCAGTCATTACAATACCATATTTTTTTAATGCTTCTGTTTCTCCTGTAAAAATTGCAGCTAGTGCAGTTTTAGCCATTTCTTGAGATGTATTTTTAAATGAAGCCATGTCTGCACTTAATTGTACTAATTGCATTGACACTTGAGCCGCTTCTGTTTTAGCTAATCCTAGTGCTGTAGCCATATCTCCATACAATGATGCACTATCCAATGCACTTTGTTTTGAAAGCCCCATTGCTGTTAGGGAGGTTTCACTCCATTTTAGAACCGCTTCAGTACATTCTCCAAATACAACCTCTGTTTTACTCATCGTTTCTTCTAAATCTGAAGCCATTTTTATTCCAGCTATACCTGCTGCAACTAGTCCTGTGGTTAGAGTTGAAGTTAACTTATTACCTACACTTTCAAGTCTATCTCCAAATGAATATAACTTCGAATTCAATGAATCTAACTTTTTACTAAAATTATCAAGTAAGGTTGGTTGTTGTTTTAATTCACTTCTTACTTGTTCTAGTTCTTGTTCCATTTTATTCAATGCAGTTGTTGCATTGTTCATTTTAATTTCTAAATTTTGAGTAGCATTAGCATCTTCGCCTTTGGTTTCTACTGACTTTTCGTATGCTTTTCGCAACCCTTCTACTTTAGCTTTTTGTAATTCTATCTTTTCTGATAGTGATGATGCCTTCGTTTTCAGTTGCTCTGTTGTATTACCAAAGTTTTTAACCGAGCTTTGAGATACTTTTAGTTCGCTATCCAAAACCTTTAATTGCTTATCTATCCTTTGAATTCCTTGTTCGAATTCTTGGGAGTCAAAAAGCATTCCTACTTTAAGTTTCCAATTCGCCATTTATATCTTCCTTTCGTTAGAAGACATCATCAATGTAACCGAACTGAACCTCCTCTACCGGATCATCATTTTGATTCTTAAATCTTGCGTATATTCTTGATTTAATTATCAATTGTTTTGGTGTACTTCTCCAAAACTCTTTATCATCCATTTTTAGTATTTCTTTTCCTAAATAAAAAAGCCATTCCCAATCTATGCTAGAGTCTGATGATCCGTTTGTTCGTTTTTTCCATTGTGTGTTTCCTTATCATCATTCTCGTCCTCCTCAAACGCATTATTGATTAATTTTGTTATTGCTTTTTCTATTGATGTGAAGTTATTCATATCAATTAATTTTCCAACTTCGAATTCACTCAAATTTTCATCTGACGATTTTAAAACAGCATATAAAAATGAACGTACTGCTTTTAACTTTTTCTTTTTCAATTCTGCAATTGCTATTTGTAATGAACCGAAGATATCCTCTAGTTCTGCCATTGCATTTAAGTCAAAGTTTAATGCATATTTTTTACCTTTTAACTCTATTGTAGTGATTTGTGGCTGTAAATCTTTGCCTGTCACTCTCTTTTGTCCATTATTGTTTTTATGATGTTTCTTTTTCTTACTCATTCGATTCTATCCTCCTATTAACTTTCTTTTGTTGGTTCTTGTACTTGGGTGAAGAAATTAGTTATTTTTTCACTATTTACACCTTCTATATCAGTGTCTAGCATCATTCTCCATGCACCATCGCTATCTCTATCGTAGAACTTACCTTTTATTTTTGTTGTTTTTCCTGTAGGTTTTTCTCCTTTAGTTTCATATTCATCTTCAATTTCAGAAAATTTACCTTTATATAAAACGCAGTATCTATACACTGGTTTAGCTTTTGTGCTATTTGATTTTTCACTTCTGAATAGTAAAGCTAATTTTGGTGGCAAGTCTGAACTTGATTCTACTAATTCTCCGTTAGCATATTTTTTTCCAAGAATTAATGCTCTTTGTTCTAATGTTAAAGCATTTTGTTCTATTTCTATTTCACATCCTGCAAATGCTGTTAATTCATCTTCCACAGAGTCATCACTATATAATGTTTCGCTATTGACACTTGGAGTTATTTTAGCAGTTATTGCACGACCTATTTTTACTGGTTCTTTATACACTGTACCAGCAGCTCCATCACTTTCTATAATTGCAACATGCACATCTTTTAACCCAATTTGTCTTGGGGTTACTGATTTATCTATTGTTGACATTTAATCAACCTCCTCTATATTTTCTAATTTAAATCTAAATGCTTTGTGGTATACTTTAGTGTCCTTTTCATATAAATCTTCTTCATCATCAATATAAAAATCTTCATTATTCATTGCTTCGATGATTTCTTTTTCTATTGATTTATATTTAGGATTCTTTGTCCATAAATCTATTTGAACTACATACCACTTTTTATTTACTTCATCTTCTGAATAATCGTATTCATAATCATATTCAAAAAAAGTTATGTATGTTTCTGGTGGATCAGTCATTTCTTGATACGAACTAGGTATCGTTAGTGTATCTAATGCTCTTTTTGTTTTCTCTCTAATATTCATAGTCCAAGTTCCTTTCTTATTCTTTCAGAAAAAACATTGAAACAAACTTTCTTGTTTTTACTCATTGATTTATTAATAAATGGTTGTTTTGGGTATTTATCATTTGATGTTCCCCATTCAACGAATTTTGCGTAGAAGTAGTCGCTATTGTCTGATTTTTCCCATCCATATTCGATGCTACGAAATCCATTTTCTCTGACAAGTTTTAATGGTATATTATCCGCCATGTGTCCATCTCCGTATTTACCTCGATGTCCTTTCTTATCTCTAGGAGCTCTTTTGATTGCATCTTTATATGCTGGTTGTATAGCTTCTTCTAATGCGTCATCAATCATACTGCTTTCTAGTAGTTGATTCATTTTATTTAAATCTTTTACAATTGCGTCTAGTCCATCAAAATCAAGTCTGGTTGCCATATAGCTTTTCGCCTTTCGTTATTAACTTGATATAATTGTCATCAATTTCAGAAATATCAAGAACGTTATATACTCTGTTCTCATACACTATTCGGATGTTACTAGAACATAAAGTCTTATAATTTTTTCTAATAATCATATTGGTTTCTACATGTGTAGTTACTGAATTATCTTCATTGGATGTCCTTACTATCTTATCTTCCAATGATGCGAATATCTCCCTAACTACCTGCCATTCCTTGATTTCTATTCCTTCGCTATCAATTATTTTTGTGAATTTTTCTATTTTTATTTTCTTATTAAGTTTCCCCGGATTCATCTTTTTCCGTTGGACTACAATATCGAATTTGAAATATTATTGCATCTACACTATGTTTAACTGTATCGTTAACTTTTCCTACTAGAGTTCGATTATCATTCCAATGTTCTATTAGAATTAATTGTGCCAAATCAGTTAATTCATTTGTAGAAAATTCTCCACACGAATTCTCCAAATAAATCTTTGATGCCAATATTAATGATTTAATAAATTCATCATCATCTTCATAATCAATCCTTAAATATGATTTTGCTTTCTTTAAATCCACCATTTTATCATCTCCTTAAAATACAGGAGAGATGCTTTCGCATCTCTTACTCTGTAGGTGTTTGTGCTGGATCAGTTGGAGTAGTTGTTTCTTCTACTGAAGTTGTTTGAACTGCATCTGTTGCAGTTTTAACATAAACAACTGGTTGTTCTGCTGGTGCAGATAAACTTATATTTAAATATGCTTTTGTATCTTTAGTAACTACATCATCTCTTTGAATAGCACGTATTAATGTTAAGTTCTTTGTGAACCCAGCTTCTTTTGATACAGCTAACGCCATTTCTTCTCTATCCATGAATTTGATAGCTTCTTCTAGGTTTCCAATATAAACTGGAGATTTTCCATCTACATCTGGAATATTTGTGTTTGCATACACTTCAATATTCATTCCTGACAACATTTTCTTTGTTGCATCTTGAGGATTTGGTTGTAGGATTGGTTTTCCAGTTGCATCTACCCATTGATCCATTATGTCGAATCCTGTTTGGTTTGTAATAATTACTGCGCCACTTAATAATTCAGGATCAAGTTTTGTATTTATAGCTGATTTAATTTCACTATGTTTACTTGCATTTATCTTGATACCATTATCTTTTAATATTGATAATATTTTTCTATTATCTGTTACTACTGATTTTCTTGCTAACCATTTATTTATGTATTTTACTAATCCACCTTTTTCATCTGATAATAATGTGTTTGATATTGGTAGGATTCCACCTTTATCTGTGATAGCAAATTTTTGTTGTTTTAATGTTGGTGACATTAATTCTCCAATTTCAGTTGCTTCTGTTATATCGATGAATGGTTCGATAGTATCTCCATTCTCATAAACAAATGAACCACTAGTTGTACTTGTTGCTTGTACATCTACAAATTGTTTTAATGGTTTGTATTGTCTTTTCAATTCATTTATTTCAGTAAAAATATCTTGAGGAATTATTACTGCAACGCTATTTTGATCCTCGCCTGGAGTTGTAGTTTCTACTAAAATATCCCTTTCTTCCTTTGATAATTTTTTACCTTGTAGGAATTTTACTAATGCTGCTCTAGTTTCAACTTTCTTTTTAGTTGTTCTAGTTTCTTCATTTTCTTTTACTTCAACAACATCATTTTCATCTGATATTGTGTTTTCTAAATCTTGCATTTGTTCTTCCAATACAATCTTATCTTTTATTTCTTGTGCCTCTTGTGTAGCTTTTTGTCCTTCTTCTACTTTTCCGGCATCAATTAATTCTCTTGCCTCCTTTAATTTTGCTGTTAAATTTCTTCTTAATTCAATTACTTTTTTATTCATATCATTTCTCCCTTTTCTATATTTTTAATAATTCAATCATTGCACTCACTTGTGCTTTTTTTAATTCTTCAAGAACTCTTTCTTCTCTTGACTTCAAGTTATGTTCTGCTAACGACCTTTTACCCACTTCACTTGTTGGATATGCAGGGAAAGGCGTTGGCGAGATTTCTATTAAGTCAATATCAAGCAGTGTTCTTTCATACACATCTTCATCTTTTAGGTATTCCCATTTATCGCCATTTTCTCGAATATAAAATCCAAATGAGACACCATCAACATCTCCTCTTTTTATTGATTCGTATATGTCTTTTGCTTGACTAGAATTTGGTAACTCTAATTCAAATCTCAAACCTATTTCATCTTCAATTAATTGCAATGTTCTGGATTTTGTACTACCCAAGACTATGTCTGAATTGTGATTCCATAATGCCTTTATTGTGTTATTTTCGAGACTCTTTGCGAATGCACCTTTAGCGACTCTTTCGTACCATTCATCGTATAATAAATGACTTCGTTCATTAAACTTTACAACGTAGCCCTTTATTGCCATACTTTCTGGTTTAGCCGCATCTTCTCTTATCGAGATTTCCATTGCTGGTATATACCTAATCTCCTTCACTTTCTTTTCCATCTACACCACCTCCTTCTTTGGCTTTATCTTCATTTGGATTATCTTGGTTTTCATCCGGAGGTTTATCTCCGCTTTCTTCATTTGATGAATCTTTTAGTTTTACCTTTTGTTTCTGGTATTCATTCATCAAATCTATATCAATATAGTTAAGCGACATGTAATGTTTATCTCCATTTTTAATCTTGTCTTTATCTTCTAACTCTCTTACTTCGTTTATTGAGTAAATCCCCAAGTTTATCATTTCTTTGTAGTATGCAGCTCGATTTGTGCTGTCTCCACGAAGTAATGAATTCAAGTTAAATTTGAAGTAGTATCGTTTTGTATCAATTTCATCTTCCGTGAATAATTGGTACTGAAGTTCCTGTTCCCAACTAATTAAAAGTGGTGATAATGTATCTCTTACGAACTCTAACGATTGCTGTTCTATGTTCGAGAATGTGGCTCTTTCTAAATCTGCTAGCATATGTGGAGGTACATTAAATATCCTTGCTATTTCTGCGATTGAGAATTTTTGAGTTTCAATGTATTGAGCATCACATTGTTTTATTCCTAGTGATTGGTAGTCTAGTCCTGCATCTAGTATTGCTACTCTGTGACTATTGTCTAATCCATTATTGAATTTCTCCCATTCCTGTCTAATTATTGCTTTTGCTTCTGGTTTTAATGATTGTGGTACTTTTAAAACACCACTACTCATCGTTCCGTTTGCATAAAACTTACCAGTGAATTTTTGACCTGCTATTTGAATTCCAATAGTTTCTCTAGCTACATCAATTGGACTTTTTCCTGTGATACCATTCGTAGATAGTCCTCTTATATGCAAAACACTAGTGTATGGTAGATTTACTACTTTTCCATTTACTAGTGTCGTTTGTATTAAATATCTTTTTAAATTTCCATGATTATCCTTTTCCATCACAACTTTTGTTGTTAATGGGTTCAAAATCCATAATGCTTTTGGATATCCTGTCTTACTCCATTCTATTTCTGCATAAGCATTCCCATATAATTGTCTATGGGATTCCATAGTCTGTTTGAATTGAAATGGTGTCATGTAGGGGTTAGGTCTGGTTTCTATCAGTTTTGATATTGGATGATTTTGTATTCTTTTTTTCTTACCTCTCGTTTCTTGAAATAATTGTAGAGGCAACATTGCTACGTGATTTGATAAAATTCTTACACAAGCATATACTGCAGCAATATTCATTGCTGTTGCAGTATCTACATTCTCTCCGGAGTATGTTTCGTTTCCACCTATTAAATTTATTAGCCATTTATTTGGTGTTGTTAAATTACTTGTGTCTGATTCTTCTTCCCTTTTTTCTAATTTTCTAAATAGCATTTAGATCACCTCATTTCAATATTTTTGATAATACAAACCCTAGCCACACCAACACTATTCCTTGCACAAATAATCCAAGTTTAATGTTTACCATGTAGGATGCAACTACTATCGAGATAAGTCCGAATAGGATCAAGATATCTTCGATATAGCTACACAAAAAAACGAACCTGTCTTTAGTTCGTTCATTCATCTTTTTCATTTTCTTTTCCCCTTTCTAAAATCCAAATCCTTCACTCATTATATGCTTATTTATATCTATTTCTCCCTCGATTCTTGCTAGTGTATGACTTATTATCATCGCGGCTGCAGGATCGATCCTAAATCTTGTTTTACTTTTATCTAGCATTTTGTTTTCATTGGCATCTGTTTTTGCTATTGCATTACTTATTGCCCATGTTAGAACTGGATTCTTATTTGTTATTATTCTCTTTTGTAATACTAATGCTTCTACATCCTTTGTTGGTTCTGACAAAGTTATCATTCCTTGTCTAACTTCTACCATTATGAATCCTTCTTTTTCCATATCAGTTGCAAATTGTGTTGCATTGTATGGATCATATCCAATTTGTAATACTGGATATAAAGCATTTAAATCTCTTATGTATTGTTTTATGTAATCATAATCTACTACATCTCCTTCTGTTGCTGTAATGTATCCTTGTTTAATCCATAATGTGTATGGTACTCTATCTTGTTTTTCTCGTTCTAAAACCCTATTTTTTGGCATAAAACTGTGTGAAAGCATGATATACTCGCCATTATCGAGTCTGAACTCTGCATTTACGCTTGTTAAGTCTATTTTGCTTGATAAATCTATACCAATAGTGCATGGATGTCCGATTAGTGTATTAAAATCGAATTCCCTGTCACTTGATTTCCATTTCTTCATGTCCATCCAAGCTATTTCTCCGTTTACCCATTGGTTTAAGTATAATCTTCGAAATGTTGCTTCTGCGGTTGGTATTTCCTTTGCTCTTACTGCTAATTGTCGCATTTCTTCAATCTTTCTGAATACACCAAGCGCTGGATTCGCTATGTACCATGTTTTTTCATCGTAGATATCCGCTTCTTCTGGTGCTTCATACACTACAGGGTAGAATGTCTTATCTTCTACCACACCTTCAATTATTTTTTTTGAATATTCATACAACTCATGACAAACTGTCCCGGTTTCTACACCTGCAGTTGTTATTGATATGAATAATGGTTGTCTACGAGAACCTTGACTTGTTTTCATTAGGTCATATAATTTTCTATTCTTTGATGCATGGATTTCATCGTATATTACAATGTGAGCATTGAATCCATCTTTCGTATTTGTATCTGCTGATATTGCTTTATAAAATGAGTTTGTTTCTAGTCTTACAATTTTCTTTTGTGATTCTAGGATCTTACATTTTCTAAACAATGCCTTATTCATTCTTATCATTGCGGCGGCTGCACTAAATACTTTTGATGCTTGTTCTCTATCGTTAGCACATGAATAAATTTCTGCTCCATATTCATCATCCATAAATAAAAAATAAACTAACATTGCTGCTATTAATTCTGTTTTACCATTCTTTCTTGGTAGAAATATAAAAGCTTCTCTATATTGTCTTGTACCATCTTCGTTTAATGTTCCTATTAACTCTTTTACTATCTTTTCTTGAAATGCCATTAGATTGAATGGTTTTCTTGCAAATTCTCCTTGAGTATGTTTTAAAAGTTTAATGAATTTTACTGCTGTTTCTCCTTTTTTTTCATTAAACATTTTATTCGTTCTCCTTTAGTAGTTCCTCCATCTCATCATCAAAGTCATCTCCTGGTAATTGCATTCTTCCTCTACTACTTGGAGTGAGTCCGAATTCTGTCATGAATTCTTTTGCTAATTTTAAATATCTATGAGCTATTGATACCTGTGGTATTTGTTGTACATAACCTGATGGTGTTTTTATGATGGTACTTTGAGCTTTATCTATCTGCTGTTCCGCTTCTTTGTATCTACTCCAACATTTGCAATATGCTTCTAATGCCGATGTATCGTTAACTTTTAACAATCCTATTTCAGCTAGTATTGGTGCGACTCTATCCCATTCTTTTTTTGCTATAGGATTATTCTTTATCCATTCTGGTGCTTCAAGCATTTCTTCATTATTGATTCTTTCAACTCTATTTTCTAACTCTATTCTTTCACTGATGTCACGTTTACCTGGATTTTCATTCATAACATGAATTATTGTAGGTTTTGGTTTTGGTCCTGTTACTGACATCCTAACCCTCCTATTCTTCTATTTCATCTAGTATTTCCTCTATGGCTTCTACTTTATCTAACTTTTCCCATGGATATTCTTTATTTCTAAAATGACAACCTTTTGCTACAATACTATAACTAATTACACCATCTAATAATCCAAGTTCATTTTTTATTCCTTCTGGTGTTAAATCAAATACTCTTTTTATAATGTTTTCTATTAATTCATTCTTTTCTGGATTACTACTTTCTACTTTTATTGAACATGGATCATTTTCTCCAATTATGTATGATAGTTGTATTTCACATTTTGTTACTATTTCTGCAGCAACTATATTTTTAGCAATGTATCTAGCCATGTAAGCAGCTGATCTATCCACTTTTGATGGATCCTTACCACTGAAAGCTCCACCACCATGTCTAAAGTATCCACCGTATGTATCGCATATTATTTTTCTTCCTGTTACACCTGTGTCTGCTGCTGGACCACCTTTTACAAATCTTCCTGTTGGATTAATTAAAACCTCAATATCATTTAATAAATTCTTACTAATTGTTGTATCAATGTCATTATTAAAAAATTCATTTAGTGCTGGTTCTAAAATATCTAACATTATAATTCCTTTGATGATTTCCATTTCTTTATCTGCATGATTCGCAGAAATAACTATCTTTTTAATTGCTACTGGTGTTTCTCCTAGGTATTTAATTGTTACCTGACATTTTGCATCTGGTTTTAAATTTTCAGTACCATTTTCCTGAATATAGGAATTATATTTATCCATTATTTTTGTTGCTAGTGCTATTGGTAGTGGCATATAATTATTTGTTTCTAATACAGCACCACCAAACATCATTCCTTGATCACCAGCTCCACCTTTATCTACACCTAAAGCGATGTCAGGTGATTGACTATGAACGAATATACCAACTTCTATGTCATCGTATGAAAAACTTAACGATGGATCATCATATCCTATGTCTTTTATTTTTCTTTTCGCTATTTCTAATATTACAGGATTAGTCAATATCGCATTAGTTGTTACTTCTCCTGCTATAATTAATGTTCTTTCTGTTGCTAAACATTCAATTGCAACTCTAGACTTTTTATCGTAAGCCAAACAATAATCTAATATTGCATCACTTATTTGGTCGCACAACTTATCAGGATGTCCTGCTGATACTGCCTCACTTGTAAAATAACTTACTTTTCTTTTTTTAAATATCATTTGTATTTCCTCCCATTGCTTCTTCGTAGGTATATTCTTTACCATCACGAATTAATTTTATGTTATCTGCATTTCCTACAAATTGTAGGTATCTTTTTACAATTACATCAACATACTTCTCATCTAACTCTATTCCGTAACACTTTCTATCTAATTGTTCGGCACATATTAATGTAGAACCCGAACCACAAAAAGGTTCAAGAATTACATCTCCTGCTTTACTAGAATTAATCATTAGTTTTCCTATCAATGTTATTGGTTTCATTGTAGGGTGTTCATCACTTCTTGTTGGTTTGTCATTATAAATCACAGAACTATTTTTATTTTGACTATCAGCTAATTTTTGGAATAATTCGACTAATTCTGGCTTTGACATTTTCCTTGGATTTAGTTGCATAAAGTCATCAATTACTGTGTCTTTATCTCTATCTCCATACCATTTGTGACTAGCACCTGGTTTCCATCCATATAATATTGGTTCGTGCCTCCAGTGATAATCTTGGCGGCATAACACCATTCCATTCTTAACCCAAACTAAACATTGTTTTAAATCGAACCCTGCATCTACCATTGCTTTTCTAAAATTCACACCCTCTATATCACTATGGAATATGTAAATTGGTGAGCCAGGTTTTAATGATTCAAATGTTCTCAAATAAAATCCAAATAAAAATTTATAAAAACTTTCACTATCACTAAAATTATCATTTTTTATTTTTTTACCATCTCCACTTTCATAATCTACGTTATATGGTGGATCAGTAATAACTGCATCTGCATACACATTTTCTAGCAATTTGATGTATGTATCTTTTTTAGTTGAATCTCCACAAATCAATCTATGATTCCCTAGTTTCCAAATATCGCCTTGTTTTGAAAATGGAACTTTTGGTATGTTATTATCGATATCAAAGTTATCTTCTTTAACTTCATCTTTAACGAACATTTTTGTGTATTCTTCTACATCAAATCCTGTTAGTTCCATGACTCCTACTGTATTTAATTCTTCTAATAATACACCTAACTTTTCCATATCCCATTCTCCACTGATTTTATTTAGTGCGATGTTCAATGCTTTTTCATCTTCTTTGGATAAATCTACCACAACACATTCAGCTTCTTCTGTTCCTAGTTGTTTCATTACTGATGCTCTTTGGTGTCCACCAATAATTGTTCCATCTTTATTTATTATGATTGGATCAACATACCCAAAGTGAATTAAACTCTTTTTAATTTTTTCGTATTCTGCATCTCCCGGTTTTAATTGCTTTCTGGGATTATATTCTGCAGGTATTAAATCATCTAGTTTTCTTTTTTCTATATTCATGTTTTATTCCTTTCTAACAAACAAAAAAAGTCTTTCGACTTTTATAATTCAGAGTAGAATGTGTGTCCAAATGTTTCTCTACACTCTGGACATAATAAATCTTCACATTCAGTTTTGTGTGGTTCTCCACAATATTTACAAGGTTTATATCCTTCTCTAGCTATTGTTACTAGCATGTACCCATCACTTCCAATACTAAATTTGTGACAGTAATGTGTTTTTAAATATTCCTTTAATTCTTCTTTTTCATTTTCTTTAAATTCTGCAACTACTTTTCTTCCATGTGTGTACATTACTTCTATTTTAGTTGCTTTTTCTATATTTTCATTTAACAATCTTTCAAAATCATTCATTTTGTGATTCTCCTTCCCAAGACAAACACTACCGCAATAGTTTTATTAAGTCCAGAATTTTTGATACCCCCTTATGAAATACGCGATTTCATACGTGGAGTTGGGCGTCGTTCGTTAGTGAGTGCCACTTTAGAGATTGATGGGTGGGGGGGTGTTAGTGCTTGATGCCATTGTGACATGCATTGCATATCGACATTAAATTGTTTAATTCCAACCTTTTATCCCAATCTTTCTTTATAGGTATTATGTGATGTACCATTTCAGCTTTAGTAATAAAACCTTTTTGTCTACACATAACACACATGAATCCATCTCTAGCTAGTGCTAGTTCTCTTACTATCTCCCATTCTTTTGTCTTATAAAACTCTACATACTGTTTATCATTTCTATCAGTGTTGTATCTATTCTTTTCTTGTATATGTTTGTTACAATACTTTTCTCTTGTTAAGGTGCAACAACCTGCCTTATTGCATAAATGTAGTGCTTTCATTGGCATTTGCTCTACCTCCTTTGAAAAGTCTTGAAAAGGGCTTGAAAACGCCCAAATATCGCGTTATTATTCTTTTTTCAATTTCTTATTCTTCCTTTTTCCTTTTAATTGATAAATAAAAAGGGATTATTCATCCCTTATCATTTATCCGAATCTTAGGTCAAGGAGGACCAGAAAATAATGTGATAATAATTACTATTACCACAATATCATTATACTATACCTTGCTGGGAATATTCTGCCCTATTTCTGCTACTTTTCTGCTACTTTTCTGCTACTTTTTATGAATATCAGTTGTTAGCATTCTCAAGACATCTCTTTCTTCTTTACATAATGAGTCTACTCTTATGTCGTATCTTTTCTTTTCTATAAACTCATTCGCCATTGTTATTGCTTCTACAGCTCCACATAGTGAGCATATTTCTGTTTTATTATCTACTCTTGAGATTGCTGAATGTTCTTTATATTCTTTTTTGCATTTTGGACACTTTTTCATCTTACCACTCTCTACTTTCTATTAATGCTTTTTCTAGGATTCCTTTATTGAATCCAAAAGTTTCATATCCTTCTTTTAATACATTGTAGTAATAAGGATTTGGTACACTTTCTTTTTTAGTATTCATGATGTATACCATCGCATCCACTATTTCGTTATTTAGGTTTACTTTTAACATTTCTTTTCTATAGTAACTAGGATATCCTTCATACCTATCTAGTTCTTTTTCATCATTTGGTTGGATTTCCCATATTGCTACAGG